ACGTCTCGGTTCCAGACATTTCCAGGGTGTTTCTTTCAATCTCTTCGGTCGGACATTGCCCGCAATAAAATAACTGGCGGAGGACGCAGTCTGCCGCGAACCCGTCTCCGCCTTGAATTCCCTGCTAACAGGGAAAAATACAGGGAATTTTGTCGAATTCGGCAGGCCTAATCCGGCTGTCATCGGTGTAAGCAACTTATTTTCTTTAGCTTCCGGGACCGAGCGCCAGTTCTAAGGTTGAATCGAACAGGGAATTATCAGGGGCGTATCAGGGAATTATCATGCCGTATCAAGGAATGCCGAAACCGTTTGCGCTGCTCGGTCCAGTTCGTGGGCAGGTTGCTCCAGAGTTTTTGTACGGTGAGATCGTGAGGCTGACGTCCATCGAGTATCGCCTCGACAATGTCCGGTGCAAGAAATGCACATGCGAGGATCCGACTCACATAACGTTGGTTAAATCCGGTCTGCTTTACGATCGATCGCAAGTCCTGTGCACTGCCATTCATGATGCGCTCCCGCCACTCGTGGGCACGTGCGATAGCCTTCAGCAAGGAAGGTGACGATCTCCCTGGGATTTCGCCCTTCGAGTTGGGAGGCATTACCAGTCTCACCTCGCCGCCACAGCGTTTGAGCTTTGCCTCAATTTCCAGAGCGATAAGATCATCGCCGCGTAGTTGGCTCGGACTTGTTGAGCGATCCTTAACCAGGACATCGCGAAGTTCGGACCGGCTGACGTATAGCTCAACTTTCTCAGGGTGTACCACAACCCGTTTGATCACTCTCTTTGTCGACTCATGGATTTTCATTGGCGACGCCGAAAGCCACTGGCTCGACAAGTTTCGGGCGGCGGTGAGCAGCTGCTGAGTCTGCGCTGGAGTGTCGGTTGGGAGACCCAGTTGGTCCATGACCTCGTGGTCGGATTGCAGCAAAGATCGTAACCTCGCGATAACCAAGCTTTCGATCTCATGAGCCGGCAGTCGAGCAGGTCGACCATCTCTGTTCACTGAACTGCTTCTCGCCGACTGACAAACGTAGTAGCGGTAACGTCTGCCGTTCTTCACCGTGTGGGAAGGAGTGAAGTGGTTCCCCTGGACATCCTGCAACAGGCCGACCAGGAGGCTTGGCGCGGTGGCCCGGATACCGGTTCTGCGCCCTTGATTGTCGCTTCTGAGTTGAGTCTGGACTTGGTCCCACAACTCCTGCGGCACAATCGCTTCGTGCTCGCCGGCATACACTTGGTCGCGGTGGACGATTTCACCCCGGTAGATTCGGTTCTTCAGGATCTCGTAGAGGGCTCCACGGGAGTAGGAGCTTCCACCCGAGCGATTCCCAGCCGCGCTGATCCTCACCTTACTCTTAATTCCTTCCTGGTCGAGATGGTTCTTCAGTTTGGAGACGCACCCCAATTCCAGATACAGCCGATACAGATCGCAGACCAGCTGAGCTTCTTTTGGATTCACGATCAGCTTCCGCTCTCTTAGGTCATAGCCGAGCGGGGGGATACCGCCCATCCACATACCTTTGCGCTTCGAGGCCGCGATCTTGTCCCGAATTCTTTCCCCCGTGACCTCCCGCTCGAACTGGGCGAAGGAGAGCAGAACGTTCAGGGTCAGACGCCCCATGGAGCTGGTGGTATTGAACTGTTGGGTGACGGAAACGAAGGAGACGCCGCGGGCATCCAGAGCCTCGACGATCTTGGCGAAGTCGGCCAGGCTGCGGGTCAGCCGATCCACCTTATATACAACGATGGTGTCGACCTTGTTGGCTTCGACATCTGCGAGCAACTGCTGGAGGGCTGGGCGCTCCAGATTTCCGCCCGAGTAGCCGCCGTCGTCATAGCGGGTCGGAAGTGCTCGCCAGCCTTCCTGCCGCTGACTCAGGATGAAGGCCTGGCAGGCTTCCCGCTGGGCGTCGAGGGAATTGAAGGATTGCTCCAGACCCTCCTCCGACGACTTGCGGGTGTAGATGGCACAGCGAACCACGGGTTTATGTTCCGTGCTCATAGGGACCTCGGGGAAGCAGGAGTCTTGGCTGGGTGGGGCTTGAGGCCGAAAAACAGCGGTCCGGACCAGCGAGTTCCGGTGATGAGACGGGCGACCTCCGACAGGCTCTGGTAATAGGAACCCTTATATTCATAACCTCTCTCTCTGACAGTGACGACGTGGGTGTGATTCTGCCACTGCCGGAGGAGGCGAGTCCCGGGCTTGAAGGCGGGTGCAGGAGAGATCTCAGCCGCAGGGTCCTTTTCCAGCGCGCGGGCCATCTGGCGGAGTCGTTGCCGAGCGCCCGGACTGAGTCCCCTGAAGGCCTGTTCCTGGATCCCGTAGGCCAGAATCCGGACCATCAGATGTTGGCGAAGTTGCGGGGGCGGAGGGGATTGGAACAGCTGACACCAGAGCGCGGAAAGGGCATTTTTGCTCATACTAGGCAAAGTAGCTAGCTGGATTGAGAGACTGTCAGGCATGTTATCTCCGTAGATACCCTGGAATAACTCACCCACCATTGACGCTCCATGTTGCGAAATAATCAAGTGAGTTCGACAAGTTTCGGGCCGACGTGCCGGCTGCGGGTGAAGCCGCAAGGTGCCCGCTGTTGGCTCGACTTACAAAACAAACCAGACGCCACTAACTGAGTTAGTGTCTTAGAAAATGGAAGCCAAAGGTTCCTCCCTATCGGAGTTCCAAGCTCATCCTGGAGGGCCGCGGTGACAAACGAAATGGCAAACAACGAGACACCTAGTCAGTATCTGAAGACCCATGACCTTACTCGGCAACTCGAGCGCCTCGGGGTCACAGAGGAACAGCTTCAAGCTATGCGGTTCAGAGGGACCAACAAACGCTGGCCCTTCGAACAATGGTCCTTTGAGTGGCTCGAAACCACACCACCCAAGGCGATTCCATTCATTAAGGCCTATTGCGCGTTGAAGTGGCTGATCCTCGAGAACCCTTCGTATTCACGGGACAAAGAAGATGCTTGGCGGCTCGTAAATGAAACGATGGCCGCTCCTATCTTCGCGATCGGAGTGAGGGCTAAAGTCGCACAAAGCAGAAGAGCGAAAAAGCCCCGGGGGAAGATCACCAGCGACGGGAAGACCATTGATCAGGTGATTGGAAGCCTGGCAGTAAAGCCGCAATATCAAAGCGACAGCGCGAAGGAGTTGTGGCCCCACTTGCGCGCTTGGCTTGATGAAGAAGGGCTTAACCCGGAGGAGATGGTGGATCCTGGGGACTCCCAAAAGTGGACCTACGCGTACGATTTCAGAGACAGACGGAAAAAGATAACCTTCCGACGATTTGAAGGCATTGTCTCCAGGGCCCGCGGAGAGGAAAAATCGCAGTAGCCGGGCTAAAGGATACTCGGCCAATAAGCTCACTCTTGTAGCGCGCCTTATTTGTGACGCGCTTCTAGGAGTGATATATGGCCAAGGATCGTGTCCGAGACTTAAGGATTGAGCATTTACCTATCGGCGAGCTGAGGCTCGACCCGCGCAACCCAAGACATCATAGCGATCTGCAGATCGGACAGATCGCCCGAAGCATCGAAAGCTTCGGCTTCAATGTGCCCGTTCTGATCGACGGCAGCAACAATGTTCTGGCCGGTCACGGGCGTGTGCTGGCCGCTAAGAAGATAGGCTGGCAAGTTGTTCCGGTCATCCGTCTGATCCATCTGACAGCGGCACAGGCTCGTGCCTTCAGCATTGCCGACAATCGACTAACGGAAAATTCCACCTGGGACGATCGATTGCTCGGCGAAATCTTCCGTGACCTGGCGACGCTGGATCTGGATTTCAGTCTCGATACGACAGGCTTTTCCATCGGCGAGATTGACCTGCGCATAGAGGGAGTGTCGGTCTCCGCAGGGAGCGAGCCGGATCCTGCCGACCTGCTGCCGGAAATTCTTGCTCAATCTCCGGTTAGCGAACCCGGTGATCTCTGGCTTCTGGGAAAGCACAGAATCCTTTGCGGTGACGCGCTGGAAGCGGGTTCCTTATCGGGTGCTGATGGAGAGGGCGCGGGCCCAGGTGGTATTTACTGACCCCCCTTACAACGTCCCAATCGACGGCCACGCCTCCGGAAACGGGAGCATCCACCACCGTGAGTTCGCCATGGCGGCCGGGGAGATGACATCTGGCCAGTTCACTCACTTCCTGACAACCGTCCTGCATTTGCTAGCCCGACAGAGTGCTGCCGGATCGATCCATTTCATCTGCATGGATTGGCGCCATCAACTAGAGCTGTTGACGGCGGGCAGTCAGGTTTACGCCGAACTGAAAAACCTCTGCGTCTGGGTCAAGGGCAACGCCGGCATGGGCTCGTTCTATCGCAGCCAGCACGAGCTGATCTTTGTCTTCAAGCATGGCAAGGCCCCGCACCGGAACAATGTCCAACTCGGCCAGTATGGCCGTAACCGAACCAACGTCTGGAATTATCCCGGGGTAACCAACTTCGGGCGACAAAGCGAGGAGGGTAATCTTCTCACTTTGCACCCAACGGTGAAGCCTGTGGCCATGGTCGCAGATGCGATCCTTGACTGCTCCAGCCGCGGCGATGTGGTTCTCGATTCCTTCGTGGGCAGCGGCTCGACCTTGATTGCTGCCGAGAGGGTTGGCCGCATCTGCCATGGCATCGAGCTCGATCCCATTTATGTCGACACAGCCATCCGGCGCTGGCAGCGCTACACCGGTGACCATGCCATCCATGCCGCGACCGGAAAGCGCTTCGACGATCTCGCCGGCAACAATGTGGAGGTCCATCATGGCTGATAGCAACGATTCCAGGCACACGGTCGGCTATAAAAAGCCGCCGCGCCACACACAATTCAAACCTGGTCAGTCCGGTAACGTCAAAGGCCGCCCCAAGGGCGCCAAGAACTTCGCAACTGTCTTTCAGGAGGAACTGTGCGTACCCATCGAAGTCACCGAGAACGGCAAGCGCAAGCGGATCTCAAAGCGACAGGCAATTGCGAAGCAGCACATCAACAAGGCGGTGGCAGGCGATCCAAAGGCGGCAGCCATCGTGCTGAATGAGGTCAGACCCCATGAAAGCCCGAACCAACCTCCGACCCCTCAAAGTGCACTCACTGGCCCGGAAGACCAAATGGTTATGAACAGCATCGGGCAGCGGTACCGGCAATCGAGTCCGCCTCCGCTCGATCCCGGGTCCCCTCCAGACCCCCCGAGCGAAGACCAGCCCTCCCCGCCATCTCAGTCCGATAAAGGAGAACTCTGATGCCGCCCATGACGCTGTCAGCCGAGGAGTACCAATTCATTCTGCGCCGCGACTTCACCAGCTTCATTGAACGCTCATTCTACGAGCTGAATCCTCAGACCCGTCTTTTGCTCGGCCCACACATCGAGGTAATAGCCACAAAGCTGGAGGCATGCCGTCAGGGCAGAATCAACAGACTCATCATCAATCTCCCCCCGCGCCATCTCAAGTCTCATTGTGCCTCAGTCGCTTTTGTTGCCTGGTATCTCGGACACAATCCGGCCGGTCATGTCATCTGCGCCAGCTACGGTCAGGACCTGGCGGATAAGCTGGCGCGCGATTGCCGCAACATCATGATGAGTGCCTGGTATCAGCAGCTATTCTCCACCCGACTGGCTGACCGGGTAGCGGTTCATGACTATACGACGACGGATCTAGGAACGCGCATGTCCACATCTGTCGGCGGCGTCCTGACCGGCCGCGGCGCCGATCTCATCATCATCGACGACCCGCTCAAGCCCGACGAGGCTCTTTCCGAATCGCGGCGGAAGGCGGTCAACGAGTGGTACGACAACACCCTATTGAGCCGTCTGAACGACAAGGCCACGGGCTGCATCATCATCATCATGCAGCGCTTGCACCAGGAAGACCTGGTCGGTCACGTGCTGGAGCAGGAACCCTGGGATGTTTTGTCCTTTCCCGCTATCGCCGAGCAGGATGAAATCTTTGCCATTGAAAGCCCCCTCGGCAGGCGTTCGTTCGAGCGCAAAGTCGGCGATGTACTCCATCCCGAGCGCGAGACTCCGGAGACCCTGACAAGAATCCGCGAGAGGATGGGCGAATACAACTTCCTCAGCCAATACCAACAGAGCCCGATTCCCCTGGGCGGCGCTATGGTAAAAACCGACTGGCTGAGGTATTACGAGCCCAGTGAACGGCCGGAAAGATTCGACACCATTATCCAGAGCTGGGACACGGCCAATAAGGCAACCGAACTCAGCGATTACAGCGTCTGTACGACCTGGGGTCGTGCAAACGGAAGAGTTTATCTGCTCGACGTGTTTCGGCGGCGGTTGAACTATCCCGATCTAAAACGCGGAGTGAAGGAGGAGGCGCATCTTCATAGTCCTAACAAGATTCTGATTGAAGACAAAGCTTCAGGAACGCAGCTGATTCAGGATCTGAAAGCTGAACACCTATTTGGGATCACCCCGTACGAGCCACCCTCCGGTACGGACAAGATCATGCGCCTCCATGCCCAGACGGCGTGGTTCGAAAACGGGTTGGTATTGCTGCCCCGCAATGCTCCCTGGCTCGCGGACTATGTGACCGAACTGACGGGCTTCCCCGGAACCAAGTACGACGATCAAGTGGACTCGACCACGCAGGCTCTGTCTTACTTGAAGGTTTCAAATTCGCTTGAGATATGGGCGCGTTTGTGACAATGGCCAGACTACCCGGTGGGTGTGCACCGAACGCAGGATGAAAATGTGGCCCGAATTCGTCCTAGGTATGTACGTCAGGGCCCGAACAGCGGTCTTGGCCTTGAATCGAAAGGGGAATTGTCAGGGCTTCTCAGGGAATTACGCTCCTCCCTTGATGTCGGGGGAGTCCGGACGCTTGCTCGCCAGCGACGAGTCCGGACGCACGGGATTGTAGACCTGCTTAGTGAACTGTGCCAGACAGCCCTCGGCCTCTTACGATGAACGGTACCGCCGGGCCTCTGGTCTTGTTTCAACTGCGTCGATTTCGGTTCTCGTGGTGGATTTGAACCACCGACCGTTGGGTTATGAGTTCGCATAAACTAGGCTAAGTGGTTCATTTTGCGGTACGCATAGCAATGTTGAGGAAGGTTCAGGAAGGTTCGGTAAGGCTTAGAGCACCCAAATCGAACCCAAATTCTCAAGGCTTCGAGCAAAACTGGGATAGCTTTTCTCGAAGGCTTCGGTTTCTAATGCGGAGGGAGTTCCCCCGGCTCTGCCGGGGAGGCAGTAAGAGTTCGACAGTTCCGGAATCAGCCGAGAGGGACACCTGGTTTCTATGAAGAACGTATATTCGTGCCTTATCCTTAGAGGTTGCTATCTGGCGGCCGTGTGCCTGGTGAGTTGCGCGATGGTAACGGCGCAGGTTGCGGTTGCCACCTATCACAATGACAGCTACCGCTCCGGAACAAACGTGCAAGAGATTATTCTGACTCCGTCGAATGTGAATGTGCAGTCCTTCGGCAAGCGCTTTACTTTTCCCGTGCAGGGTTACGTGTACGCGCAGCCGCTCTACGTCCCAGGGGTCATGATCAGCGGCCAAGCTCACAATGTTGTTTATGTCGCGACCGAGCACGATCAGGTTTACGCGTTCGATGTGAAGAGCGGACAGAAGCTTTGGCAAGTCAGTTTTCTCGCCAGCGGCAGCGCCCTCACGATCATCACCCCGGTGCTGAGCAGTGACGTAAACTGTGGTGACCTGGTCCCGGAGATTGGAATTACCGGAACTCCGGCGATTGATGTCTCCGCCAACCGGCTGTATGTGGTTGCGAAGACGAAAGTGTATGACGTACGAGCGCACACCACCACCTTCTACCAGACCTTGCACGTGCTGGACATCAGGACGGGGTTCGAAACGTTTCCGCCGCAGCGGATCCATGCCACATTTCCGGGCAACGGAACAGGCTCGGTCAACGGTGTGCTGACTTTTGATCCTTTGGTCCAGGCACAAAGGCCCGGGTTGCTGATTCAAAATGGCGCCGTCTTCGCCGCATTTGCCTCGCACTGCGACCTCGGCAACTACCATGGCTGGATCATGGCCTTTGCCGAAAATACCCTGCTTCCCAGCGGCGTTACGGTGGACACACCCAATGGCTACGAGGGAGGCTACTGGGGAGGCGGCTCAGGTCTGAACGCCGATTCTGCGGGGTCGATTTATGGGGCAACCGGCAACGGTTATTTCGACGCCAACAATGGTGGGGTCGATTACGGAGACAGTATCCTTCGGCTGACATGGTCGGCTGCGAACAAGTCGTTCACCGTGGCCGATTATTTCACGCCCTGGGACCAACTCAGCTTGGATCAGAACGACACCGATCTCGGTTCCGGTGGCATAGTGCTGCTTCCCGATCAGCCTGGCACGAAGTATCCGCACCTGCTGGTGCAAATGGGCAAGGAAGGCACCATCGATCTGGTAAACCGGGACGACATGGGGCATTTTCATTCTGAAAATGACAGCCAAATCGTGCAAACGCTCCCATTCATCATCGGTGGAGTATGGGGAGCTCCGGCATTCTGGAATAACCATCTCTACTACGCAGGCCAGTACGACAGACTTTACGCCTTTGCGTTCAACCCTCAAACGCAGCAATTGTCTAATAGGGCCACGTCTGCGTCGCCTGAGGTATTTACCTTCCCTGGACCAACGCCATCTGTGTCGTCCAACGGAACAAACGATGGCATTGTCTGGATCATCGAGAGCTTTCATGGCGGAGGTACGGCCACCCTGCGCGCCTATGATGCCAATAATTTGAGGACGGAGATCTACAACTCTGAACAAAATTCAGCGCGCGACCGTGCTGGGTTCGCGGTGAAGTTTGTGGTTCCGACCATCGCGGATGGGAACGTTTTCGTCGGAGCTGAAAATCAGGTTTCCATGTATGGATTGTTAGGACAAATGCCATGACCAAGCTGCCTTTCAACACGGCCAATACCGCTCCGGCCTTTGCTTCTTGATGCGAGGTTCCGTCGCAGAGGGCCCGGAAGTTGCTACCTCGTCGGTTGGCACCCGCGTCCTGGTGCGAGCCCGCTGAGAGCTGTGCAAAATAGTCGACTAACTCTAATAGTGTTCCGAAGGGCTTTGTGGCACAGGTAGGCCTCTGCAGCGAGGCTGTTTACCGAAATGGAGCTGTTTGTGTCGAAAAGAAACAATTTACAACCATGAAAAGCAAAGTGGCCTCCAATATGAGCGCCAGCTCCGGCGGAGGCCACTTGCGTCCGAAGCCCACGGGAAACGGAGACCTGCCAAGGAAAGCGTTTCCCTGCGGACAACCCGCTAAACGAGAGGGTCAAGCCCCCAAACCGCAGGTCAATGGTAAGCGTCTGGGCAACACACCTTTTCGACGAGAAGCGTGTGTGGTGAAGTGGCTGGATGAATGAAAAACAGAAAATGTCGACGCGCCGACGCACGCGGGCGGAAGTTCAGCATCTAGTGGCTGAGTTTGTAAACAGCGGCATGCGGCGGAGCGAGTTTTGCCGGAGTCGGGGTTTGAGCTTCGGCACGCTTGACCGGCATCTGAAGAAGCAACGCTGGAAGAAAAAAAGTAAAAAAGCCTTTTCGTCCGGCCGGTTGTTGCCGGTGGAGTTCGCCGCCAGGAAATCGCCGACGCAGCACGAACCGAGGTGTGGACTGGCCGTGGTGCTTTCGGGCGGGCGCCGGATCGAGGTACATCCTGATTTTGACACGAATACGTTCGAGCGCCTGGTGAGTGCACTGGAGCGGGCGTAAGCCGTGTTTGGATTGGGTCCAGCCACACGCATCTATCTGGCCGCCGGAGTCACCGACATGCGCAAGGGATTCGAGGGGCTGTACGGTCTGGTCCGCGATCGATTGTCGTGTGAGCCTCTCAGCGGGCACCTGTTCTTATTCTGCAATGCTCAGCGCAATCGGTTGAAGGTCCTCGTCTGGGACGGGACCGGACTCTGGATCTGTGCCAAGCGGTTAGAGAAAGGGCGTTTCACCTGGCCGCAATCGGGCGATGCGCAGGGCAAGGTGCTGCTAACCCACGAAGAGCTCTCTCTCTTGTTGGGCGGGATCGATCTGGCCAAGACCAAGCACAAGCGGTGGTACCGGAAGGCTCCACCAGAAGGAAATGCCGCCGCATAGGCTGCTTGCACATCGCAGGCCGACTCTGTTAAATCAGTAGCCCATTGTGAGTGAAGCTCCCATTCCTTCATCGCCAGCCGATCTGGAACTCATCGCACAACTGAAGAGCCGGCTGCAGTACGCGGAGCTGAGGATTCGAGTGCTCGAAACGCAGCTGCGGCTGATGCGGATCGAGAAGTATGGAGCGGGCGGCGAAAAGCTCTCCCAAGCGCAAATGGAATTGTTCGAGCTTGAGCCCGTCGTCAGTGAATTGATAGTGCAGGCGTCGACTGAGGGCAAGCCGGTGCGGCGCTCGACGAACAAATCCTGCAAGCATCCGGGCCGCCAGGAATTGCCTGTGAATCTTCCTCGCGTTGAGCGGGTTCTGCCTTGCGCGCCGGATCAGCGCGTGTGCAAGAGTTGCGGCAAAGAAACTGTAGTGATCGGCTACGAGGAGAGTTCCCAGCTGGATGTGGAGCCGGCGAAGTACTTCGTGCTAGTCACGAAACGAGAGAAGCGGGCTTGCCGGTCGTGTGAGGAGCTCGGAGTAGTCTCAGCACCGCTGCCACCGCGGATCATCGAGAAGTGCCTGGCGAGTGACTGCATTGTTATCGATACGGTCATCAGCAAATATTGCAATCACACGCCCCTGTATCGGCAGAGCATGATTCTGGAAAGAGACATCGGCTTGGAAATCAGCCGAGCGACGCTGGACGGCTGGGTCCTGAAAGTCGGCGAGTTGCTGATTCCTATGGTCGCCGCGATGAGGCGAGAATT